CTACGTGAGCCTGGCCTACAACGTGGGCGCAAACCGCATTTGCGGCAGCACCATCGTGCGGTTGCTGCACCAGACGCCGCCCGACTACGCCGGCGCCTGCCGCCAGATCGGGCGCTGGGTCTATGCCGGCGGCCGCCGCCTGCCGGGCCTGGTCGCCCGCCGCGCCGACGAGATGCGGATGTGCCTGGGCGAGGAGGCCGCGCCATGAGCCTGCGCCTGCCGCTGCCGCCGGCCGTGTACCCGGCGGCCATGCTCGTCGCCGCCTGCGCCAGCGCGGTGATCGGCTGGAGCGCGCGCGGCCTGCGCGACGCGCCCACCATCGCCCGCCTGCGCGCCGAGATCGCCACCACGGCCGCCGCCGCCGACCGCGCCCGCGCCGCCGATGCGGCCGCCATCACCGACCTGCAGCAGCGCCTGACCCGTGCGGCTGCCACCACCGAGGACCTGCGTCATGCCCTTGCCACTGCCACGACTGGCCGCGCTTGCCTGTCTGCCGATGCTCGCCGCGTGCTCCACCGTGCGCCCGCCTTCGCCGCCGTGCCCGCGCCTGCCGCCGGCCCTGCTGCAGCCGGTCCCGCCGCTGCCGCCGATCCCGGCGAGCGCGCCAGCACCGACGCCGACATCGCCGGCTGGGCGCTCGACGCCGCCGCGCTCTACGAGCAATGCCGCGCGCGCATCGACGCCATCCGCCAGTGGGACGAGGTGACGCATGGAAGGTGACATGCTGATCGGCGCGGTCAACTGGCCGGCCCTGCTGACCGTGGGCGGGGCCATCCTGGGCGGCGTGTTTGCGCTGCTCAAGTGGTTCGCCGGGCGGCTGCTCTTCGACATCGAGGAGCGGCTGGCGCGCATCGACGCCGTGGCGCACGAGGTGGATCGGGTCGATGGCGACCTCAAGCGGCTGCTGGCCGAGCTGCCCATCCACTACCAGCGGCGCGAGGACGCGATCCGCGAATACACCGCCATGAACGCCAAGCTCGACCGCATCTGGGAGGCTTTGATCGAGGTACGCAATGGCAACCGATAAGCTCGACCACGTGATCGACCACGCCAGGGCCGAGCGCGAATACCTGCGCTGGGTGATCCTGCTGGCGCTGTGGCATGCGCGGCCCTACGGCACCACTGAGGGCGTGATCCTGGGCGCGTGCCGCGACATCCCGCTGCGCGTGACCGCCGACGAGCTGCGCCGCGAGCTCTCAAGCCTGGCCAAGCGCGGGCTGGTGCAGGTGAGCGAAGGCGCGCTGTGGACGGCCAGCCTCACCGCCGCGGGCGAGGACGTGGTGGACTACCGCGCCGAGGCCCCGGCTGGCATCGCCCGCCCGCCGAGGTGGTGAGCATGGCCCGCCGCAGCAAGGTGGACACCTTGCCGCCCGCGCTCAAGGCGGAGCTGGAGCGCCTCTTGGCCGACCGCGCGCACGGCGGCTACGAGGCGCTGGCCGCGTGGCTGAAGGAACAGGGGTTCGAGATCGGCAAGAGCAGCCTGCACCGCTACGACCAGCGGGTGCAGGCGGTGATGCTGCGCATCAAGGCCAGCACCGAGGCGGCGCGGCTGATCGCGCAAGCCTCGCCGGACGAGGCCGACGAGCATTCCGCCGCCGTGCTGCGCATGGTGCAGAGCGCGCTGTTCGATGCCCTGAGCCGGGTGACCGAGGCCGCCGAAGAGTCCGACCCCGCCGAGCAGGTCAAGGTGCTGGCGCAAGCCGCCCGCGCCATTGCCGAAGCCAGCCGCGCGTCCATCGGGCAGAAGAAGTGGGCCGACGAGGTGCGCGCGAAGATCGACGAGGTGGAGCGCGTCGCACGCAATGCGGGCAAGACGCTCGATGCCGAGACGCTCAGGACGATCCGGGAGGGGCTGTATGGCGGGTGATGGGCTGCGAATTTACACACGTTTCGACCCGGTGGCGGGTTTCGGCATCTACTACTGGGACGGGCTGTGCATCCATCTATGGCGCACGGTCGTGGTGATCGAGTGGTCATGACCTCCCCCATCCTCTACCCCTACCAGCGCCGCTACCTGGCGGACAAAAGCCGCTGGAAGGCCGCGTGCTGGAGCCGCCAGACCGGCAAGACCTTCACCACCACGCTGGAGGCGGTGCTCGACTGCCTCGATGCCGAGGCCGAGGGGCGAATCAGCCGCTGGACGATCCTGTCGATTTCCCGCGACCGGGCGCTGGACGCCATCCGCACCGGCGCTGCGCTGCACGCCCAGGCCATCGGCGCGGCCTTTGAGGTGCTGACGGACGACAGCCTCGGCATCGAGCAGCAGGCGGCGATGGTCAAGTTCCCCGGCGGCTCTTACGTGCGGGCGATCGCCGCGCGGCCCGAGACGGCGCGCGGCATGTCGGATAACCTGATCCTGGACGAGTTCGCCCACCACAAGGACAACCGGGGGCTGTGGCGGGCGCTGGTGCCGGTGGTCTCCAAGCCCAGCCTGAAAATCCGCGTCATCTCCCCCCCCGCCGGGGTGGGCGACATGTTCCACGAGATCATGACCGCCGACGATGGCCTGTGGAGCCGCCACGTGGTGACCATCCACGACGCGGTGGCCGACGGCCTGCCGCGCGACATCGCCGAGCTACGCAAGGCCGCCCGCGACCCGGACACCTGGGCGCAGGAGTTCGAGTGCGCCTTCCTCGACCGCGCCGGGCGCGAGTGGCTCACCTTCGAGGAAATCCTCGCCGCGCTGGAAGCCCCGCCCCTGCCCGCGTATGACGGCAAGCCCGTCTATGTGGGCATGGACATTGCCGCGCGCGGCGACCTGTCGGTGATCGCCGTGCTCGAGGACGTGGGCGCGGGGGTGCTTGCGCTGCGCGAGATGCAGGTGATGCGCGGGGAGAGCTTCGCCGCGCAGCTGGCGCGGCTGGATGCGGTATTCCGCGCCTATCGCGTGGCCCGCTGCTGCATCGACCAGACCGGCATGGGCGAGATGCCGGTGCAGGAAGCCCAGCGCCGGCATGGGCAGTACCGCGTCGCCGGGGTGCTGTTCACCGCCCCGGCCAAGCTCGACATGGCGGTGGCGCTCAAAGACCGGCTGCAGGCGCGGCGGCTGCTGATGCCGCACGTGCATGGCGAGGCGCGTGATGCATTGATCGACGACCTGCGCGCGGTGCGCATGGAGCCGGGCGCGGGCGGCGTGCCGAAGCTGCTGGCCGACCGGGATGGATCGGGCCACGCCGACCGCTTCTGGGCGCTGGCGCTGGCCTGTGCCGCCGCCGGCGAAGGCGTCCCCGTCTATGGCTACGAGAGCGTGGCGCGCCGGAGTTTTGCGCCACGCATCGATGATCTGGATGGGCGCGGCCGCGCCCGGGAGTGGGCAGGATGGTGACCCCGAAAAGACGAGACCTTGTGACCGAAATCGCCCGCCCCGCGCAGATCGGGCTACGCTCCGTCTGGCAATGGCGGCCGCTGGCGAGTCTGACGCCTGCGGCGGTGGCGGACATCCTGCGCCGCGCCGCGATGGGCGATGCGCACGACTTCCTGCTGGCGGCGGACGACATCCGCGAAAAGGATCTGCACTACCACGCCGTGCTGCAAACCCGGACGCTGTCGGCGGCCGGGCTGCCGGTCGATATCCAGCCCTGGGACGACTCCGCCCCGGCCAAGCGCGCGGCCGAGCTGGTGCAGGACGCGCTGCGCGAGAGCGACCTCTACCACCTGATCACGCACCTGATGGACGCGGTGGCCAAGGGCTATGCCGTGGCCGAAATCGTCTGGGAGACGTCGGGCAGCGTGTGGTACCCGCGCGCGATCCTGCCGCGCGAGGCGCACTGGTTCACGTGGGATCGCGACACCGGGCGCCTGCTGCGGCTGGTGGATGGCAGCGCGGAAGGCGGCGAGATTCCGCCCTACCGCATGATCGTCCACGCCCCGCCGGTAGCCGCGGGCATCCCGCTGCTTGGCGGGGTGGCGCGCTCGGCGCTGTGGGCCTGGGTGTTCAAATCGTATGCAATGCGCGATTGGGTGCGGTTTGTAGAGCTGTTCGGCCAGCCGATCCGGGTGGGCAAGTACCACCAGGGCGCGAGCCCGGACGACGTGGCGGTGTTGCGCCGGGCAGCGTTCGAGCTGGGCTCGGATGCCGCCGCGGTGATCCCGCAGGAGATGGTGCTGGAGCTGGTCGAATCCGGCTCCAAGTCGGCCAGCGCCGACCTCTACTACCGGCTGATCGACTACCTCGACCGGCAGGTCTCCAAGGCCGTGCTCGGCCAGACCATGACCACCGACGACGGCGCGAGCCTGGCCCAGGCTAGGGTGCACGCCGAGGTGCGCGCCGACATCCTGCGCGCGGACGCGCGGGCGCTGGCCGCCACGCTCACGCGCGACCTCATCGCCCCCCTCGTGCGGCTGAACCTGGGCGACGGCGCGCCGCTGCCCATCCTCACCCTGCGCGTGGAAGAGCCGGAGGACATGGCGGCCCTGGCCGACCAGGTGGTCAAGCTCAGCCAGGCCGGGATGCCGATCCCGCAAGCGTGGGTGCGCGAGCGCTTCGGCATCCCGGAGGCCCAGCCCGGCGAAGCCGTGCTCGATCCGGCCCGATCCGGCCATATCAGCCCCGATCCGGCGCCATCGGCACAGGCCGCTACGCGCGATGTCGCCGTTGCGACGCCGGATGTAGCGCCCAGCGGCGAACCACCGGCGAACCGGATGGCGAACCGCGCCGGAACTTCGGGTTCGCCACGGGCCATGCAGTCCGCCCAGGCTGCAGCGGATCCTGGCGACATCGACGTGGCCGGCCTCATGGCCGACCGCATGGAAGTCGAGGCCGAGCCCGCCTGGCGCGCGATCATGGCCGAGGTGCAGCGCATCGTGGATCAGGCCGACAGCCTGCCCGCGCTGCGCGATGGGCTGCTGGCCGCCTTCGGCGACCTGCCTGCCGATGATCTGGCGCAGGCGATGGCGCTGGGCTTTGCCGCGGCGGAGCTGGCCGGGCGCGCGATGGCGCGGGAGGACTCCGGCGATGGACGAGGCTGACATCACCGCCGAGCGGCTGGAGCGTGAGATGGCGCGGCTGCTCGCCATGCGCCGCGCAGTCGGCCCGCAGCCGACCGGCGAGTGCCTGTGGTGCGGCGAGCCGCTCGCGCCGCGGTTGCGCTGGTGCAGCCCGGAATGCCGCGATGACTGGGAGCGCGACCATGCCCGCCGCGCCTGAACTTGCCGCCGTCTTCCGCCAGCCCTTCGCCGAGCAAGTGGCGTTCTTCCGCGGCAAGCTGGGCAACCTGGTGCCCACGGCGAAGTGGGACGACCTGTGGAAGAGCCAGCACGACCGCGCCTTCATGGTGGCGGGCGCAGCCAAGGCGGATTTGCTCGCAGACCTGGCCGAAGCGGTGGACAAGGCCATTGCCGAGGGCGAGACCTTGCAGGACTTCCGCAAGCGCTTCGCCGAGATCGTGGACAGGCGCGGCTGGCACGGCTGGACGGGGGAAGCTACGCGCGCCGGCCGCGCCTGGCGCACGCGCATCATCTACCAGACCAATCTGGCCACCAGCTACGCCGCCGGGCGGCTCGCGCAGCTCAAGGAGGCCGGCTTCCCGCTGTGGGTCTATCGCCATTCCCGGGCCGAGCACCCGCGCCTGCAGCATCTGGCCTGGGATGGGCTGACGCTGCCTGCCGACCACCCCTTCTGGCAGACGCACTACCCGCCCAGCGGCTGGGGCTGCCGCTGCCGCGTGGTTGGCGCGGATGGGCCCAAGAGCGCGGCGCGGCTGGGCGGCAAGCCCGGCTACACCGCGCCGCCCGCCGGCTGGGACGCCATCGACCCCAAGACCGGCGAGCAGGTCGGGATCGACAAGGGCTGGGGGTACATGCCGGGGGCGACGGTGGTCGATACCGTGCGGGCGCTCAAAGACAAGCTCGACAAGCTGCCGCCAGAACCCTCCATCGCGCTCATTCAGTCTTGGCTCAAGGCGGAAACCTTCGCGCGCTGGTTCGCGCAGCCCTCTGGCTCATGGCCGCTGGCGCGGCTGCCGGATGTGGACGCGCAAGCCATCGGCGCGAAAGAGGGCGTGCGGGTGGCGATGCTGAGCGCGGAGACGGCGGCGAAGCAGCGAGCCGCTCACCCGGAGATGATGCCGGAGGAATATGCGCGGACGCAGGACGTGATCGACCAGCCCACGCATAAGGTCAATGACGGCGGGCAGAGCCTGATCTACGTCCGCGAGGTTGCTGAAGAAACGACGGGCGGCTATGTGCTGGTGGTCAAGGCAACGCAGACCGGCAAGGCGCTGTGGGTGACCAGTTACCGCCGGTTGTCCAGACAGGAGGCGGAACGGGATGCCGAAATCCGCCGCCTGCTCAAGAAGGAAAGGAAGTGAGGCCGCGCCGGATCGGCCTCGCGGGGCTGGCGTGGTGGCTCCCCTCCCCACCACGAGGGCCTTGCGGCCCCGGCGGGTCACTGTCCCCGCCAACCTTCGGTGTCCGGCGCACCTTCAGCATCTGCCGGGAGATTTTGCCGCCAGCCCTTGATGCCAGTATAGCCTACCCCGCCCGCGCATCGAATCGGCCGGCTGTCTGATAAGGAGGCCGCATGATCAAGATCGACATCGACGACCGCGCGGTGCGCCAGGCGCTGGAAGCCCTCTCCCGGCGCGTGGCCGACATGACGCCCGCGATGCACCGCATCGGCCAGGCGCTGATGGAAGGCAGCCGCGAGCGCATCCTTGCCGGGCGCGACTGGACCGGCGCGCCCTTCGCGCCCAACCGCCCGGCCACGCTGGCCCGCAAGAAGGGCCGCCAGCCGCTGATCGACCACAAGACCTTCGTCACCAGCCGCCTGCACTACGAGGCCGGGCGCGACGCGGTGACCGTCGGCAGCCCGGCGGTGCAGGCGGCGGTGCTCCAGTTCGGCGCAAAGAAGGGCGCATTCGGCAAGACCCGGCGCGGCGCCTCCATCCCATGGGGCGCCATCCCGGCCCGCCGGTACCTGCCGGTGACCCAGGACGGCCGCCTCGACGAGGCCGCCCGGCGCCTCATCCTCGACACCCTCTCCGACTACCTGGACGAGGCCATATGACCCATCCCGCGCCGTTTCCCCGGCGGATCCGGCTCGCACATGCGTTTAAACGCGTTTAAACCGCGTTTGAAAACGCCGCGCGGCACCTGTCCGGTACGGTGGCCGCGCAGCCCCCCCTGACGGCCCGCAAATCGCGTCCTGCGCGGCCGCCATCCTCGCGCCCCATCATGCCTGTTCACGGGCCGCACCAGCGGCCTTCTTTTGCGGGCCGACCCGGGTCGGCCTGTCGCGGGCGCGGGGCGCGACGGATGCTGCGCGGCATGGCCACGCCGTCCCGTCGTCCCCTTTCTCCTTCCCGAGTGCTCGCGCGGGACGTGCTGGCCATCTCGCTGCATGACTCCCAGGGTGGGGACGCCCCGCCGGAGTGGGTGCACCTCATTCCGGCGGGGACGTTTTTCGGCCGCGATGGCCGCGGCCCGTACCATCTCGACGCCGCCGCCGTGCTCGCGGCGTTCGCCGCCCACGGCGCGGATCTGCCGGTCGACTACGAGCACCAGAGCCTGAGCGCCGCCGACAAAGCCGGCCCGGTGCCCGCCGCCGGCTGGGTCACCGCGCTGGAGGCCCGCGAGGACGGGCTGTGGGCGCGCGTGGCCTGGACGCCGCAGGCGGCCGAGCTGCTGGCCGGCCGGGAATACCGCTACCTCTCCCCCGTGTTCATGCACCGCAAGGACGGCACCGTCGTCGAGCTGCTCGGCGCGGGCCTGACCCATACCCCGAACCTGCACCTGCGCGCGGCCGCCGCGCGTCACCTGGAGACCCATACCGTGGAAGACCTGATCGAACGCCTCATCATGATGCTCAACCTGCCCACCGCCAGCACGCCCGAGGACGTGGTGGCCGAGCTGCAGAAGATCATCGACCGTCTCCAGGCCGCCGAAGCCGCCGCCGCGCAGTCTCGCCAGATCGACCCCGCCGAGTGGGTGCCGATGAGCCAGCACCGCGCGGTGGCCGAGCAGCTCGCCGCCATGCAGGCGCAGATTGCCGCCGAGAAAGCCGAGGCCGCCGTGACCGCCGCCATGCGCGCTGGCAAGCTCGCCCCGGCCATGAAGGACTGGGCCCTTTCATACGCCAGCAAAGATCCGGAGGGCTTTGCCGTCTGGGCAGAAAAAGCCCCGGTCATCCTGCCGCCGGAAGACCCGCACCGCGCCGCGCCGCGCGTCGCATCGAATGCGGCCACGCTCACCGAGGAGGACCGCATCGCCTGCGCGCTTCTGGGCATGCGTGAGGCGGACTTCGCCGCGCACAAGAAATCCCTCATCAAGGAGTAATCCGACATGGCCATCATCACCCCCGCCCTCATCACCTCGCTGCGCACGGGCTTTTCCAAAGCCTTCCAGGACGCGCTCGCCCAAACCCCCACCGACTGGGAAAAAGTCGCCACCCGCGTGCCGTCTTCCAACGCCAGCAACACCTACGGCTGGCTCAACCAGTTCCCCAAGCTGCGCGAGTGGGTGGGCGACCGCGTGGTCAAGGACATGGCCGCGCAGGGCTACACCGTCACCAACAAGCTCTACGAGGGCACGGTGGGCGTCAAGCGCACCGACATCGAGGACGACAACGTCGGCATCTACACCCCGTTGTTCGCCGAGATGGGGCGCGCGGCCAAGGCGCACGGCGACGAACTGGTGTTTGGCCTGCTCGCCGCGGGTGAATCGACCCTGTGCTACGACGGCCAGAACTTCTTCGACACCGACCACCCGGTGTATCCCAACGTGGACGGCAGCGGCACGGCGACGCTGGTGGCCAACCTGCAAGCGGGCACCGGCGCGCCCTGGTACCTGCTCGACACCAGCCGGGCGCTCAAGCCGCTCATCTTCCAGGAGCGCACCACGCCCGAGCTCGAAGCCATGACCGCGACGGGCGACGAAGGCGTGTTCGTGCGGGATGAGTACCGCTACGGCATCCGCTACCGCTGCAACGCGGGCTTTGGCTTCTGGCAGATGGCCTACAAGTCCAAGGCCACGCTCGATGCGGCGAACTTCAACGCGGCGATGGCGGCGATGATGAATCTCAAGGCTGACGGTGGCCGCCCGCTGGGCATCCAGCCCACGGTGCTGGTGGTGCCGCCGAGCCTGCGCGCTGCGGCCATCGAGATCGTCAAGAACGAGCGGCTGGCCAGCGGCGCGTCCAACCCCAACTTCGGCGCGGTCGAGCTGATCGTCAGCCCGTGGGTGGCCTGAGCATGAGCACGGTGGTGTTCGACCATCTGAAAGACGCTGTGGCGCTGGGCGCAGGCATCCGCGCCGACGCCCACGCGCTCACCCCGCCGCAGTGGGTGCAGCTGGCGGCCATGGCCGCGCAAACCGGCGCGCGCATCGAGGTGGCTCACGCGCAGCGGCTCACGCCATCGCAGCGCGCCACGCTCGCCGAGACCGCAGGCGCGCTCATCCTGTTCGACTTCGGAGGCTGACATGGCGCGCAGCAAGACGGCCAACCCCGCGCTCGACGGCGTGATCGATGTTCCGCCATCCCCAGCCGCCGTGCGCCTTGCGGTGCGTACCGTGGCGGCCCTGGGCGGCCAGCCGCGCTACCGCGCGGGGCTCGGCCCCTTCACCCGCGAGCCGCGGGTGGTCGAGGCCGCGCCCTGGCAGGCCGAGGCGCTGCGCGCCGACCCCATGCTGGCGGTGGCCGAGGTCAAGGAGTAAGGCATGGCCTACGCGACGGTCGCCGATCTCATCGCCCGCTTTGGCGAGGAGGAGCTGATCCAGCTCACCGACCGCGCGGGCGCGCACGCGGTGGATGGCGCGATCGCGCAACGCGCACTGGACGACGCCAGCGCCGAGATGGACGGGTATCTGGCGGTGCGCTACCAGCTTCCACTGCCGACGGTGCCTACGCTCCTTGCTCGCATCGCGTGCGACGTCGCGCGCTACCGGCTGTGGGAAGACCATGCCAGCGACGAGGTGCGCCGCCGCTATGAGGACGCGCGACGGCTGCTGGAGGCGATCGCCAAGGGCCTGGTGAGCCTTGGGCTGCCGGCGAATCTTCCGCCCGCTGCCCAGCCGCAGCTGTCGCTGGCCGCGGCCAAGTCCGGCCCTGCGCCGGTGTTCGGCCCGGATCAGATGGGAGGCTACTGATGCTCGATGCCGAGCCGCTGATCCGGCAGCGCCTGTCCGACATCCCGGGCGTGGCCGGGGTACACAGCCTGGCCGAGCTGTCGATGGACGGCGTGGCGGGCAGGCGTCTGCCCGCGATCTTCGTCGCCCCGGACGGCTACCGCGTGCTGGACGCCTCCAGCGCCCGCGCCCGGATCGCGGTGCGCTGGCTCATCGTGGTGGCGGTGGCCAACGCCGCCCGGGTGCGCGATGGGGACCCCGCGCGCGCCGATGCCGGCGACATCGCCCGCCAGACGTTCGCGCGGCTTTTGGGTTGGCAGCCATCCACCGCGTGGCAGCCCATGCAGCCCGTCGCCGCGCCGCGTCCTGACTACGCCAGCGGCACCCTGCTGTGGCCGCTGGCGTTCGAGACCGTCGAGCTCATCGAGAGGGCGCCATGACCGTCGAACTGCTGAAACCCCACATCCACCTCGGCCAGGTGTTCACGCCCGGCGAGACGCTCGACCTCCCGGATGACACCGCCCGCTGGCTGATCGACGCCGGCGTGGCGCGCGCCGTGGAGCCCGCGCCAAAGCCCGATAAACCCACCCGCAAGGAGTCTTCACATGGCCATTGATACCCGCTATTTCAGCTTCCAGGGCATCGTCTCCCTGGGCACGGCAGGCGCGAACGCGCTGGAGGAATACGAGGTCGGCAACTGCCCGGCGCTGTCGATCGACCTGACCGTCGAGACCATCGAACACACCGAGAGCTGGTCCGGCCAGCGCCTGACCGACCTACGCCTGATCAAGGCCAAGAAGGCCAGCATCAAGATGACGCTGGAGAGCTTCAGCCTGGACAACCTGGCGCTGGGCCTCTACGGTCAGACCGCCAGCCGCGCCGCCGGCACCGTCACCGCCGAGAGCCTGGGCACGGTGCAGGCGGGCATGGTGTATCCGCTGGCCAACCCGGTGGGCGTGTCCAGCGTGGTGGTCAAGGACGGCGCCAGCGCCACCGTGCCGGCCAGCCAGTACGAGCTCGACGCCACCTTCGGCGCGCTCAAGGTGCTCGACACCGCCGGCACCACCATGCCGTGGACGGTGGACTACGCCTATGGCGCGGCGAAGAACGTGGCCATGTTCCTGGCCGCGCCCAGCGCCCGCCGCCTGCGCCTGCGCGGGGTGAACACCGCCGCCGGCAATGCGCCCGTGCTGGTGGAACTGCACCGCGTGCAGTTCGACCCGATCAAGAACCTCGCCATGATCCAGGACGATCACGGCAAGCTGGAGTTCGAGGGCTCGGTGATCGCGGACCCGACCAAGGCCGGCGATCCGGCGCTCGGCATGTTCGGCCGCGTGGTGATGGCGGGCTGACGCGATGGCCACGCTCAACGTCACGGTGCCGGATACCGGATGGGTGCAGGTGGCATCGGATGCCGATGCCGGCTTCCTCGCCCAGGGCGGCGGGTCGTATGCGCTGGAGTGGGCCACCACCGCCAGCGCGGCACCACCTGCGGTGCGCGGGTTCGTGCTCCCGGCCGCCTCGCTGGTCGGGCGTGGCCTGCTGGGGCCGGGCTTTGTCTGGGTGCGCCAGTACCCGGGCGGCACCGGCTATCCGGTGACGCTGACGGTCTCGAGGTGAGCCATGGCGCTGTATGAGCTGGCCGGCGGTCTGTACGGGGGAGCGGCGGGCGGCGGCGCACCCGCCGGGGGCACGCTGCCCATCGGCACCGTCATCGCCCACCCCGGCCCGCTGTCGGACCCGGCCTATCTGCCGATGGACGGGCGCTACGCCAGCCTGGCCAGCTACCCGGCGCTGGCCGCGCTCACGCCGCCGCCCATCGGCCCCGGTGCGAACACCATCGCCGTGGACGCCACCGTGTATGCGGTGGTATGGACGGGTAGCCTGTACGTCACCGTCGGTGGCGGCGCGACCACGCGCACCAGCCCCGATGGGGTCACGTGGACGACACGCAACAATGGGGTGTCGAACACGCTGTACGGGCTCGCGCAGTCGCCGTCGCTGCTGGTCGCCGCAGGATACGGAGGAGCTATCACCACCAGCCCGGACGGGATCACGTGGACGGTGCGGAGTAGCGCCACCACGCAGCCGCTCAACAGCATCACATGGTCGAGCACGCTCGGGCTGTTCGTCGCGGTGGGCAACGCCGGCACCATCGTGACCTCGCCCAATGGCATCTCGTGGCTGACGCGCAGCAGCGGCACCACGCAGACGCTCAACGCCGTGCGCTGGTCGTCGCGGCTGGGCCTGTTCATCGCGGCAGGCGGTGGCGGCACGCTGCTGACAAGCCCGGACGGGATCACATGGACGGCGCGCAGCAGCGGCACCACGCAGACGCTGACGTGCATCGCGGAGTCGCCCACGACCGTGATGGTGGGGGGGGGCAATGTCGCGTGCATCAGCAGTGACGGCGCGGCATGGACGACCCGCACGAACACGCTCGGATTTATGAGCTCGCTGATGTACGCCGCGGGTACATGGGTGGCCTTCGCCGGTACCCAGCTCCGGCTCAGCCAGAACGACGGCGTGACGTGGGCGTATCCCTACACCGTGGGCAGTACAGTGGCCTATCAGGGGCTGGTCAAGGACGACACCCTGATCATGCCGCAGGGGACGAACCTCCTCACGCTGCCGCTGCCGAAGGCGGGGTACTACTACCTGCCTCCCATCTCCTCCGATCTCGGCTATCTGAATCACTACATGAAGGTGGCGTGATATGTGGAGCTACGACGAGTACGGGTTCCTTTCCGACGCCGATATCCCTGGGCGGCAGACCGCCGTGCCGCCGCCTGCGGCGCCATGGCCGGACGGGACGCGCCCGAACTGGACGGGGCTGGAGTGGCGGTTGCTCGACTCCCCGCCGCCGCCGATCCCGGCGCCCGTCCCTGCGTCGGTCACGCCGCGGCAAATCCGGCTGGCGCTCAACAAGACCGGGATGCGCGATGCGGTCGAGGCCGCGATCGCGGCGTCCGGGCGCGATGTGCGCGACTGGTGGGAGTACGCGCTGGAGATCGAGCGCGCGCATCCGATGGTGGACGCCATGCTGCCCGCACTCGGGCTGACATCAGCGCAGGCCGACGACATCTTTCGGTTGGCGGGGGGGCTATGAGCACGCTGCAACAGCGCTGCAAACATCTGCTGATCGCCATCGACCAACTGCTCTGGGTGGCGCTGACGCTCGGCAACGGGATGCCGGACGAGACCATCAGCGCCGCCGCCTGGCGGATGGAGCAGCAGGGCAAGCTCGCCGGGCGCGTGCTGCGCCCGCTGATCGACCGGCTCTTCCGCCCGCTGGAGCAGGATCACTGCCGCGCGAGCTTCCTCGCCGAGCTGCGCGGCGCGCACAGACCGCAAGAGGAGCGTACTGCATGACCGATCTCGACCCGCGCGGGATGCGCATCGACCCCGTCACCGTCGGCGAGCTGCCGGCGTTTCTGTCTGCCGTCGAACCCATCGCGGCCGAGGTGGCCGCCGGCGACATCGTGGGCGCGCTGCTGCGCCATGCCGATGCGGTGATCGCCGCCACCGCCATCGGCGCCAGGGTCGATCGCGCCTGGCTGGAAGCGCAGACCCCCGACGTGCTGGTCGAGCTGGCCGCGCGGGTGCTGGAGGCGAACGCCGATTTTTTCGTCCAGCGGGTGATGCCCGCGCTCACCGCGGCGAGCGAGCGCATCGCGAAGATCGCCTCTGGTGGCACGCCTGGGTGGCCCGGCTCGTCGGCGCCGGGTTCGGCTATCGGGACGTGATGGCCATGCCGTGGCCGCAGGCGCGGGAGTTTCTCGAGGCGGCGGCGCGGCTGGAGCGCGACCGGATGCTGCAGGCGGCGGTGGCGGCACGCGCAGCGCAGGCCGACGAGGGGGCGTGGAAGGCGTGGGTGAAGGCGGTCAGCGGCCCGTGAAGACGTAGCGGATGAACCCCACCGCCCAGAGCAGGAAAAACAGCACAGCCAGCAGGAAAAACCAGGGCGACACCAGGAAGCCAGCGAGGCCGGCAACCAACCCAAGCACTGGCAACAGGACGATGTGAATGCCTAGCAACCAGCTGTCCCTGACGTTAGAGCTCAAAGGCAAGGATAGCACGCAGGCGGCGCTGTCAAAGGCCCGCGCTGGCGTGCAGTCGATCTCTGAGCAGCTGTCGCGCGCCCGGGTGCAGTTCCTCGCATTTCAGGCGTCCATGCTGTCGATGGGCCGCATCGCGGCATTGGCGAATCTGGCCGACCAGGTGCAGCAGGTCAATGCGCGGCTCAGGCTGGCGACCAGCTCCGCGCAGGAGTTTGCCGCCGCGCAGGCGCTGGCCTATCGCGTGGCGGCGCAGACGGGCGCCGGCTATGAGGCCGTATCGACGCTCTATGCCCGCCTGGCGCAGGCTGCCGGAGGTCTTGGCCTCACCCAGGCGCAGGTGGCCAGGACCACCGAGGCCACGGCGCTGGCGCTCAAGGTGTCCGGGGCGTCGGCTGAGGCGTCCGCCGCGGTCATCACCCAGCTGTCGCAGGCATTGGGCTCCGGCGTGCTGCGGGGCGATGAGTTCAACTCCATCATGGAGAACGGCGGGCGCCTGGCGCAGGCGCTGGCCGATGGCCTCGGCCTGCCGGTGGGGAGGCTGCGCGAACTGGCCGAAGCCGGCCTGCTGACCACGGACGTGGTCGTACGCGCGCTGGAGTCGCAGTCTGGCAAGCTCAAGGCAGAAGCAGCCGCGATGCCGGTGACCATCGGGCAGGCGCTCTCGCAGGTGCGCGACGAGGTCGGGCGGACGATCGACAGGTTCAACCAGACCACTGGCGCGACGTCGGCCGTGTCCAGCGCGTTGACGGCGCTGGCGCGCAACATGGATGCCGTGCTCGGCGGCGTTGCCGTCGCAGCGGTGGGCGCGCTGACCGTGGCGACGTTTCGCGGTGGGCAGGCGGCCGTGGCGTATGTGCAGCAGCAGCTGGCCAAGATTGCCGCAGACCGGCAGGCGGCGCTGGCGGCGCAGGCGGTGGCTGCGAATGAAGTCGCCAAGGCGCAGGCCATGCTGGCCGCGGCGCAGGCGGCGGTGGCCTCATCCAGCGGCATGGCGCGTCTGACGGTCGTGCAGACGCAGCTGGTGCCGGCCCAGCAGAGGCTGGCCGCCGCGCAGACGGCGTTGAATGCGGCGCAGGCGGCCGGCAGCGTGACCGCCCGCGCGCTCTCGCTGGCGATGGCGGCGCTCGGCGGCCCGGTCGGGGTGATCCTGACGCTGCTGACGGCAGGCGCCACCGCCTGGGCGATCTGGGGCAACCGGGCATCGGAGGCGGGCGAAAAGGCCAAGGCGGCGGCCGACAAGGCCCGCGCCGCGATCGAGCAGGCCAATGCGGCGCGCGACCACCTGGAGCGCGAGCAGAAATACGGCGCCGGCGATGCGGGCACGCTGCGCGAAGGCATCGCCGCGGCCGGCGGCGAAATCGCCGCCAAGACGCAGGCGCTGATCGCGGCGCAGCGCGATGCCGAGCGTGCACGGCAGCAGACCCTATATGCCCGTGAAGGCAGCGAGCTGGCGGCTGTCGCGGCGTACCAGCGCCAGCTGGACAAGATCAAGCAGCTCCGCGCCGAGATCGCCACCCTGCAGCGCGACCGCGAGGCGAACCTCAAAAAGCTGCGCGAACTCGAGACCGGCGCCGCCGGCGATGCGGCCGCGCTGGGGCGCGAGGTCCTGGGCAAAGGCTTCGATCAATATCTCGACCAATACCGGAAGAAACTCGACCCGCTCGCCGCGGCGCTGAAGGACCTGCGCGCGCAGGCGCAGAAGGCCGGCATCGCGCTGGAGTCTGCGCAGTTCAAGCAGGCCGAGGCGCTGGTGCGGAAGTCCTTTGCGAAGGATGGGGCGCAGGCGAAATCCTCTCGTGCCGTCGCCCAGGCGGATACCGACGCCGAACTCGCCCTGCTCAAAGACGGCCTCGAACGCCAGCAGCGCGCGCTCGATGCCGCCCTCGAAGACCGTCTCGTCTCGATCCGCGACTACTACGCCCGCAAGACCGCGCTCGAGCAGCAGGAGATCGACGCCGAGATCGCCCGCACGCAGCAGGCGCTGGCACGCAGCCGGCAGCTGGCATCCGGCGGCAAGAGCGAGGAGGAGCGCCTGCGCGGCAAGGCCGAGGTCGCCAGGCTCGAGGCCGAGCTGATCGCGCTCAACAACAAGCGCGCCGACGTCGAGCAGAGCAATGCCCGCGCCGCGGCCAAGGCCGAGCGCGAGCTGGCCGAT